GCCGCGGGCTTGGCTCAACACGCCCTGCCACCCAACAGAGATAGACGCAGGATGGACAAGCGCCGTGGAAAACGACCCGCCGAGGCTCAACGTGACGTTCGTATCGTTGTTTTCGCTTAACGGTGCGCCGGTAATGCCGATAGTAGGCACTGTGCCGCCTGTTGTGGTGATAGGTGCAGCGGCGCTAATGGTCAATGTTGGGTTATCCGAACCATTGCCGCAGATAACAAACAGGTTATTAAAAAACCGGTACCATTCCCGCGCAATGTAGCCCGTTTCAGGGTCTACCAACGCCACGCGAGGCGGGGTAATGTTCGTTATGTTGGGTTGGCTAGGCATCGGTCGGGCTCGCTATAAGCTCCGCACCCATAATTGCAATCTTTACCGGATCGGTGCCGGACACCTCGTACACGCGGTCGCGCAACTTGTCCGTCATGCCCAGCCGACGCCAAATTGTGCGGTAGCCGGTTTCGCCGATTTTGCCCATTGACCGCCAATGCTCGTTTGACCAATTGTGGCCGCCATCGTCAGACCAGCGAAGCATGGCCTGCGGGTCGGAACCTTGGCCTAAGTTTAGCCCGACGCCTGATTCGCTAATCAGTTGCAGCGAATGATGCGCGGTGCGTTTTAAATTGTTTTGCCCGGGGCCAAGCGCCCGCCAAGACCGCAACCATTTTTGTATGGTTGTGTCGTCGGAATAATAATCCAAATCATACGCATAGATGTTGCCGTTGGCGTAATCGCCTATTACTATGGTATTATTGTAACTCATTTGGCAGTTAGACCAATGCCGCGTGAACACGCCGTTGGTTGTGTCCCATCCGGCCCGTTCATGCCACAACTGCGTCGCAGCGTCATACACCCATGTTTTTCCAGCGGTAGGAAAGCATAGCACATAAAACGAGTGACCGTCTTGCTGGTAAGTGTAGCCAATAGCATCTGATATGGTGCCGTAGGATTGAATGGCGTATTCAACAGCATGGGTGGACACGCGCACGCCACGGTAGCCTTCAGCGCGAAACACAATACCGCGCCCGCGTGCGTCAGCCCCAAGCCAAAAAATCGTGTTGTCGGCTTTGGCAACTGAATACGCAGCAGCACAACCAAGTTCGGTAAACGCGCCTTGGATGCGGGTAAAAGGAAACGGGATTGTTGCCGCGTCGTACCACACTTCAATAGAATTGGTACCAAACACCCACAATTCGCCGTGGTCAGCAATAATCGCCACAACATTGTCGGGCGAACCTTCTGCGCTGGCGAACCCTAACGGATCAACAGACGTGCCGTTAAGAAGTTCTGACACCCAAATAGTTTGTGAGTTTGGTTGGTTAAAAACAAAATACCCATCCAAATAACTAACCGTAACCGCGCCTGCGTAGTCGGGGTCAGTAATTTGCGCAAATGCGTTTGTGTTGGCGTTGTAAATATAGCCGGGGCCGTTACACGCAATAAACAATTGTATGCCGTTGTCAGCCATAGACACCGGTGTTGGCGAGCCGGACACAGCGCCTTTTAGCGTCGCGTTCCACGAACTGTCGATCTGGTATAATTGATTGCCCGATACGACGTAACCGTAGTTACCATATTGCCACAACCCACGGATTGGCCCCGTGCCTATGGTGGCAAGTTTGCGCAAGCCGGGCGCGCGGTTGAGATACGCCGCGGTCTGTCCTTCGCCCGGTATAGCTTCCGGGTAAAGGTTAATCATGCGGTCAGCGGCAGCGTTTAAGCTGCGTGCCACATAACTTTGACCAAGGATCGGCGTTTTCATATTACGGGCCTGTGATTTCTACCCAAGATTTTGTGTCTTCATCCCAACGGTATATTTTATTATCGGTAGGGTAAGGAATGGGCGCTTCCCAACGCGCAGTATCTGTGTTTAACACCCAAGACGCATATGGTTGAGGCGCAACAAAAGCATCTAATGTTGGGTTGTAAGTGTGGCCAATTCCCGCAAAATTTTTGCGAAAATTAGCGTTATATGAAGTTTGTTTCCAATTTGAATAGCCGCCGGACCATTCAGTTAAAAACGCAACCCCAATAGGTTCGCTTTCAGGAAAAGATAGATTGTTAATGGTGTCATTGCTAACAACATTAACATCTAAAACTACGTTATTGGTATCAAGTTTTGCAAAATGCGCCATTGTTTTAAACCGTATAAGTACCGTTTCCGGTAAATTTAAGAATTGTGTTAGAACCAGACGTTGTTACAGTTGGTGAACCTGTAGTAGTACCTGAGTATGCTGAAGATGGAACAGACAAAATAACTACGCCCGAACCGCCTGCACCGCCATTTGTTGGGATGGTGCTATTTCGACCACCACCACCACCGCCACCAGTATTAGCAGTGCCCGGATTGCCAGCGCCATCCAAAGCTGCTGCGCCATTACCGCCGCCGCCTAAACCGCCGGAACCAGTTGTGCCGCCATTGGAGCCACCACCACCGCCGCCGCAATAGTATGTTGATGTGCCCGTGATACTAGACGTAATACCAATACCACCATTAGTACCTGCTGATGAACCACAATTAACACCAGCAGCGCCCATGCCGCCGCCGCCTGCACCGCCGTAACTTGTGCCAGACGAGTTATCACCGCCTTTAAAACCTTGCGATCCAGTACCACCGCTAAGAGTACCGCCGCCATTTGAAGATGCGCCGCCGCCGCAGCCCCCGCCGCCGCCGCCAGATTGCGCGTCACCACCAACACCGCCACCATTAGCCGTAACAGTTGAAATACCTGTTCCCGACAAAGAAGAATTAGTGCCAGCAGTAGCCACACCGGGTGCAATAGAAGTTGGGCCGCCGCCACCGACCGCTATAGTGTAAACAGCGCCGCCGGTAAAACTTGCGGTTCCAGAAACAAGACCCCCTGCACCGCCGCCGCCAGCACGCGAAAATCCTGCCGATCCACCTCCAGCAGCAACTAAGTAGTCAATAGATACTGTATTTGGAGTAGTGACTGAATTTGAAGCAGAAGATAAAGGACCGTTACCTATGACGTTGGTTGCGTACACTTTAAATGTATATGCTGTATTGCGTGTTAACCCGGTAACAGTAATTGGCGAAGACGACCCCGACGCAGAAATTCCAGAATAAACCCCACCAACAAACGCTTGTACTGTATACCCAGTTACAGGCGCACCACCATCGCTTGCGGGTGCGGTAAATGTAACGCTGACATTAGAGCCAACTAAAGTTGCGGTACCAATAGTTGGGGCGCCCGGCACAGTCGCAGTAGTAACAGGGTTGGAATAACCGTTAGGTCCGCTACCTACAGAGTTTGTAGAATAAACAGCAAATGTATAAGTTGTATTTGCGGAAAGCCCGGAAACCGAAATTGGACCAGCGCCAGATGTAGTACCTGTTAAACCACCCGGAATAGATACCGCTGTCGTGCTTGTAATTGCGCTACCGCCATTATACCCCGCCGTAAACGGAATGGATGCAGTTAAATATTGCGCTTGTGTACCACTACCTAAAGTAACAGTTCCAACAGCAGGTGCCGAAGGTACTGCGGGCGTAGTGCCATACCAAGTTCTAGCGTAAACAGATTGTTGTTCGTCGTACAAATGCCAAATGCCGCTCGCCTGTGTGGGGGTCGAGCGGTTCTGAGGCCCATAAATTCCACCATTCGAGCGATGCGACATTAGCTAATAACCTCATAAGACGCTACGGCTTCAAGTTTAGACGCTGTGTCAGCAGTCAACCGTAAACTGTCACCTTCTTCAAGATTGATGTATTTGGAAACAATATCCAATCCAGCGTTTGGCGGGATAATAACTTGATATGCAAACCGGTACGCAGTAGACGACCGATAAACATCAACCGTCAATTTGTAAGACGTTGTAGAATCCACGTTACCAACATAAAGCGAGTTAACTTTAACAAGTGTGTTGGACCCAGCGCCATTGGAAACAATAGCTGTAGCAGACACTCCAACGGCTTGCGTGGCACATTTGCCAACAATGGATTTAGGATTGGCTTGGTTAGGCGCGGTCATTAGAAACTACCTCCAAAAATCATCGCGGCGATGATTGGTTTAGCAAAAGATGCGTTGGCAAACTGACTAAACACAATAGCTGTTGTGCCAACAGTGATGGGTGCAGGTGTTGTTTGCACCCACAAAGTATTGGCCAAAGTAGACCCATTGTTAATATAAAAACCGTCGCCAGCGTTCATTTCTGCGGACTGGTCATAATCCGTAGCGCGGGTAAGCACCCAAGCTGAGCCAGCAGACCCAGCATTAGTAACGGTGTACGCGCCGTTTTGTGTTTGGTCTGTTTGGTCTTTTATCAAAATGCGTTGGTTAACCGCAGGCGTACCGCCGTCAACGGTAAGCACGCCGTTTGTTGTAGCTGTTAGCGTAGCGCCAACACCGGCGGTGCCGTTATTATATGTAACCGTAAACGCGGTTGTAGACCCATAATCACAAGGAATTTGTGAGTTAAGGCCATTTACTGCAGCGTCTACATATTGTTTGTTAACAAGCGAATATGCCGCAGTTGGTGTGGTAGCCGTTGTGCCGGTTGTAATGGCGGGGCCAGTAAACAATTGAGCGTTGGTTAGTTTTTGCGTTGTGCCGCCTTGTACAATAGGAATCAAATCCGCTGATGTAGCGGACGAAGCGGCGGGCAATGCTGAAATGGCGACATTGGTCATATCAGAAGTTTCCTGCGAAGATGTTAAAGCGTTGCCGTGTGCTTACAATAGCATACGGGATGCTCATAATGTCATCTGGGTTGTCAATACGTTTAAGATTGCGTTTAGACGACATAGCGATACGTTTGACTTGCGGAGAAGGCTCCACACCAAATTCAGCGGCAATTTCGCACGCTAGATTGTAACGAAACGCCCGAAGATAGCCGGGCGGAAAATACAATTCAGTTGCAATTGACGCAGGGCGTGTCAATTCATCAACAGACACAAAATGCCATTCCAAAACTTTTGTGGGTTTCGGGTAAACATACATGTCAATGTTGGGGTAATTCATATTGATCCAAATCACCTGTGGGTAGGTGCTGGTCACAGTTTTAACAGCAATACCATCATATTGCTG